CCTTCTCCTGATAGGTCTGCCTCGCATAGACGTGCTGGACATAGTCCTCGATCGCGTCCGTGGCAGCGTCGATCAGGCGGCTCAACTCGGCGTTGAACTTCGTCGAGGAGACACCGAGGACTCCCTTGACGGCATCCACTGTCGTCAATGCTGTCGTTTCGCTTGGCGTCGTGACCGTGACGCTCATCTCACTTCTCCTTCGTTACGGTGTGCCGACTGTCGATCGGTTTGCGATTGTCGTGAGGCTTCCGGACCCGGACGGCGACCGCCTTCGCTTCCAGCAGACCGGCATGTGCTCGTGATACAGCGACGACATCGCCCACAGAGTGGCCGTTCCACGAAACGATGAATCGCATCTCGATTAGGTCGCCCATATCGCCTCCAAGTTGAGTGGGGAAGAGGCCCGAAGGCCCCCTCCCCACGGTTGACAATTAGGCCTTGCCTTTCGGCTTGGCCTTCGGCTTGGCCTTCGGCTTCGCCGTAGCTTTCGCTTTCGGCTTGGCCTTCGGTTTCGCTGCCTTCTTCTTGGCCGGTTTCGGCGGGTGGATCGTCCGCAGCGGCTTGCCGTAGATGTCGAGTCCAGGCGGCGGCTCGACGTACACGGCGATGCCGCCTCCCACGTACCGCTTCGCGGTATCGGCTGTGAACCCGGCGATCTCACCTGCCAGATACGGAGGATTGTTCCGCAGGAACCGAAGACTGATGAGGCTCATCTTCCCTCCCTTCGGAGATTAGTCGTGGCCAGGATCCACCGGCGAGTTGTCGGCGATCGCCGCGAACCCGAAGCCCAACTCGAAGGTGTCCGTGCTGGAAGCGGAGAGGTCGGGTGTGACCTTCACTCTCCAGTACCGCTTGACACCTGCGAGGCTGAGCGACAGCTTCACGCCGAACAATTCGGTCGTACCACCGTCCGACACCGCGACATCGGTCCAAGCCACCTCCGTGTTGAAGTCGGCTTTGTCAGAGAGGTCGTCGGCGTCGCCGTGCTCGATCCCGACTGCGTTGAGCGAGATCGACTCGGTATCTGCGAGCGTCGCGGACCCGGCGATGAAGACGAACCCGCTCATCGGGCCGTCCTGCGCCTGCATGTCCACGATGTCTCCCACGGCTTCCGTGTTGTCGCCGGTACCAGCCGCGACACCACGGGCACCGCCTGGGCTGAGAATGGCGAACGGTGCGCCAGCATCGAAGTCATTGATGTCCATGAGTCACTTCCTTTCCGACCCTACGGGGTCCACTTGACGGCGGTCATCACGACGATGCTCGAATCGTGACGGAGGCCGAGGTCGTGGTTCGCGATCACCCGCATGAGGGTCAAGTCTTTCGAGTACGCGGACTGGAGCGCGGAGCCGTCCCAGTACGACGCCTCGGTTGAGGTGTCGATGGTGAGGGTGTTGCTCTCGCCCAGCACGCAGTCGGCGAAGTCGACGAGGTAGATCTCGGACTCGTCGGTGCCGGTGCCCAGGTCTGCCGGGATGTTCGTGGTGTCCATGAACGGGAAGCCCCAGAAGCGCCCGGCGTCGATCTCGGCCTTGAAGGCGAAGTTGCCGTTGGTATCGCGGACCGACCGCAGGTACTCGGTCGTGCGGGGATTCCACAGCCACCCGACGTTGATCATCCGGCAGTGTGCGTTGCGGAGACGGAGCACCGCATCGGCGACATCGCTGGTGACGTTCGCCAGGTTGATCGTGGCGTTCGCATCGAACACGTTCGCAGCCGGGGCGAAGTACCGGAGGCCCTTCGGGGTGAACTCGGTTCCGTCGCCACGGATGAAGGCGATGTCCTCGCGGTCGGCCATCGCCGCCACGAGGTCGTTGCGGATCATCGAGTCGGCACCGTAGGACTCGAACCGGAGGAAGTCGTTGGAGATCGGGACGATCGCCGCCAGCTTCTTCCAGGTCAGGTTGACCATGCCGGTCGTCTGCTCGGTGGCCACGATGTTGTCGGACTCGCCGATGTAGGTCGCGGTCGCGCCGCCCGTCAGCTTCGGGATCTGGAGAGATCCGGTCGGCATCGGAACGACAGTCGGGCGCATCGCCCGGAACACGGCCCGTTCCCGCAGCAATTCGATCACTTCGGATGACTGCTGCGTCGGGACGAGGACGCCGCCAGCGGCATCGTCACTCGCCTCGAGGATCTTGATCATGGGATCGTTCTCGTCCCATGCTTTCTTCGCCCAGCGGACAGCCCGTTCCGGGTCGCCGCGGCCAGCAGCCATCGCCTTGATGAACCGCGCTGCGCCGATACCCTTCTCAGCGGCCGGCACGTTGGTCGGCGGCGGGGCCACGGACTGTAGCGCCTTCACCATGTCGTCGAAGGTCGCTGCCTCTGGTGACGGCTCACGGCTGGCCAGCACCTGCTGTGCCACGTCGCGGGCGATCTCCTGGATCTGTTCTCTCGTGAGGTCCATGATTGACTCCTTTCCTAGACCGGGAGCTCGCCGGTCGTCGAGGTCAAGGCGGCTTGGACAGCCTCCTGGACAATGCTCTTGATGTCGTCTTCGTTGATGTCGTCGTCGTCCGGTGGATCCTTCTCGACGGCGTTCTCGGTCAGCTTCTCACTGACGGCTTCGGCTACCTTCGAGGCGACCTCTGCCGGGAGCTTTTCCACCGACTCGTTGAGTTCGCGAACGACATCAGAGAGCGCTTGGATCGCTTCTGACAATTCCATGTCAGCCTCCAATGGTTCGGTGTTGATCTTGATGTCGGGAGTCGTGCTCCCGACCGGCCAAACAGTCGTGTCCGTCTGGTAGCCCATCGGATCGCTGTTACCCAAGGTGGTCCCACCGCTGGACGAGATCTCTACGTCCGCTGGCCCATCCGAAGTGCCGGTGCCCGTCAAGCTCACGGCGACATTCGAGAGGGCTGCGTGGACGATTTCGACCGTATCCTTCGGCAGCCACAGAGCGACGGAATTCCCATCGGGGCCTCCGTCGAGAATTGTTTCGGCAAACTCCTTCATCGGTGCGAGGTCGATGCCTTGAGCACTCGCGGCCATCAGCGCCTCCGGGTTGGACGGCACCGGGACGATCGAGTGTTCCAGCAGCTCCTGCTCGGAGAAGTCGTAGCCTTTGTGATCGTCATTGAACACGTACTGGCGGGGCCGGAACCCGACCGAGGTTGCTCGGAGGAACTTCCCCTCCACCAGCCGGTAGACCATGTAGCCGAACGGGTTCACGTCCTGGGGAGTGAACCGATCGACAGCGACCAGCTTGTCATCCTCGATGCCGATGCTCGTCGCTTGGGCGACCGGCAGACCACCGTAGTCATGGCCCCACAGCACGACCGGGTTCTTCTTGTAGTTCTCCAGATCCCACCCGTTCACGTCGATGATGTCATCATCGCGGTCGATAGCTGAGGTGGAGATCACGAACTTGATGTCCCGCATCCCGGTCTGCGGATCCACGTCCTTCGCGAACGATACCTCCGACTCGACATACTTGAGCATCGCCGGGACTTCGGGCAGGACTTCCCCTGGCGGGAGCTTCCCGACTCGCTTCGCCCAATCATCGCGGGTCAGCATCGGTGTGCGCTGTTTCATATCTACCTCCGATTCTGTCACACCAAGATTCGTTCGCTGCACCGACAGCGTACATGAATCTCATTCGGGACCATGACCGGCCCTGCCGGGGTCTGGTACGGCTCATCCATCTTGACGACCGAGATGCCCGGCTGCGGCGAAGTCATCGGGCCGCACAGTCGGCACAGGTGCTCGTCCGGTGTCGTGATCCATTGCCGCGTCACGTCCTTGTCGAGCAGCCCTTCGCCCATCGCCTGGTCCCACAGTTTGCGCTGACCACGGTTGCCCGCGTCAACGAGTTCGTTGTCGGCGATGACCTGCGCCCGGTACTTGATCTTCGCCTTCGTCCACTTCTCTAGCTCCTCCTGGATCTGCGCTTCGGACAGTCCCTCCTCGCGCATAATCTGTTCAATCTTCCACCGCTGCTTGATGTCCCGCTCGGTCAGCCCGACCTGATCCTCAACCAGCTTGGCGACTTCGCGGCTCGTCAGCCCTTCGTCATACGCCTGAGTGAGTAGGCGGCTCAGGGCGTCATAGGTTTCGTCGCTCACATCCGTGACCATCTTGCCGCCGAACTCTTCGAGGAACGCGACAGACTCCGGGTTCGTCAGGTCGAAGGCGACGTTCGTCCCGAGGAATGACCCGAGTTCTGATGCTGATTCTTCCCCGACGAGGACGACTGCTTCCCTCAGGATCTGACGAGCCGTTTCGAGTTCAGCCGGGAGGTCGGCGCTGATGATGATCTGCATCGCCGCATCGAGGTCGCCGCTCTCGAAAGCGGCCATCATGGCGCGGTAGTCGATCTGCTTCGAGAACTGTTCCCAGGCGAGCCGTAGTTCCTCCTGCATTTCAGAGG